TTAGAACAATAGCCCAGTTGCGCTCACAACCATCAAAGAGCACTCTGTCACCATAAACATCAAACTTAACATGAGTTACCTGACGAGTACCAAGTTCCCAAGGCTGCTCTACTTCATAGATAGCAATGCCATCATAATCTCCTGTAAGAGCTGATTTCTTGGTGTCAAGAGTTACCTCAGTGTAAGTCTCACCAGAAGTAAGGTGAATCTTGAACATCGGGATTACTTCATGAGAGAGGTCTCTAAGGAGTGAGTAAGCCATCTCTACATAGAAGTCAGAAGCATCCATATTAGAGTGAGCATGAACTACACCCCACTTGATGTACTCATCTTCATCAGAGAATCCAACAAAGTTATGGATTGCAATACGCAATAGGTAATCCTGACCACTGATAGGTTCACCACCATTTACATCATCCTTGAGCTGCACCTTGAAACCCTTAGTATGATAGTTCTTAGGAGCTGAGCTTACTGCTGAGATAATGTGGTTCTTGGGCACAAGGTCAGTCCTAATAAGACCACCCTTACCTACATACTTGAAGAATATCTCATTCTCCAAAGTTTTGTGGGCTGAGCAAGAGCCTACTGCATCTGCGTTAGTTACTGCTTTAGCTGCCACTTTATCCACTACATAAAGCTGGCGATTTTGGTTGACTGAAAAACAAGCCATAATTTATAATAGGTTAAGTTAATATTATTGTCCAACTCCCTTACTTTGGAGAGCCAGACGTACTGCAAGGTCTATTATCTTCCTTTGCAGTATTTCATTTAATTCACATTCTGAAACTGTTGACACACCCTCAATTTCCAAATCCCCTATATTTTGTAGGACAATAGGTTGAGGCCTACGGATATACTTGATATTGTATTTTTCAGGCTTTCTGCTGTAATGTAATACAATCTGGTTATCTATATCCTCTTTTATTAATCTTCGCGAATTTGGGCCTCTAAATGGATTATTCAGTATCTTGAACAGGTGGTCTTGTTTAATAGGAACTACTATGGCTCTTTTACCATCCACCATAGCATCTTCCTCAACTACAAACATTAGGTCATCAGGATAGGCTGCAACCACTGTATCATCCTCATCCTTTAGGCTTAGAGTCTTCTCTACTGTGATAGCCCTGAGGTATTGTCTTAATTCCTCACTACCCTCATAAGGAGTTCCATTGAGGTTTCCAGTATAGGCTGCAATTACAATCTGCTCCTGAGCTTTTGTAAGGAATACTGACTTCTCATATTCATTGAAGTAGCCCCAGTTAGCTGGAGATGATGCTGCTGACTGAGCTAATACATCAAACTCATTACTGATTTCATTAACTGTCATAATTAGTCACCTTGAGATAATACACCTATGTCAGTTTGGCTTACTGACCCTGCTGCCAACTGAGCTTGCAAATCTCCCTTATAAGCAAGTGAAGCTAATTCCACTGCCCTTTGCAAAATCTCATGATGGATTTCCTCTGGGAGTTCACATTCTGATTTTTCTGATTGGCCATCAATACTGTAATCCTCTTCCAAGTCCTCAAGAATAATAGGCTGAGGTCTTTTGATGTACCTGATTTTATAATACATATTTTCCTCTCCGCCAATAAGCTCTACAAGAGGAGCAAAATCAAGCTGCTCTGTAAGCAATCTCCATACTACATTCTTAGGAGGATAAGGATAAGGCTTTTGCATCAGAGTATCATATTGCTCGGAAGTAATAGGTAGAACTGTATATATCTTTTTGCCCTGGCATTGCTCATTGACAATGATAAATACATCCTCAGGAATCATATAAGCCTGACTTCTTGTGTCAAAGGATAATCTTACAGGGTTTGTATTCCTTGCGCCTAATGCAGTTTTATAGAGAGTAGAGAAATCAATCTGTCTCTTTGGACTCTCATCTAAACCCTGCTGAACCTTGTTAGACCTTGGATTAGCATAGTGTTTGATAATTTGATACTGAGCCTTGGTTAAGAATACTGATTTCTCGTACTCATTTAACCCAGGAGCTTGGTTTGAGGTAATGTTATTATACAGTACATCAAATTCATTACTAAATTCCTGGAGATTCATATTTTATTATTTTTGAAGTTTAGCTTGAATAGCAAACAGGACATCCTGGTGTACTGGATTAGCCAAATACTTGGCTGCAATAGTCATAGTAGGTTCTTCATTTCTTTCACACAATGCTGAGTTGTCAGCCCTAAGATAGTAGTAACCACTTCTGTTTGATACAATATTTTCCTCCACAGCCTTCTTCAGGAGCAACTTGAAGTCAAAATACTTATCAGTGATAACAGAGACAAAGGTCTTACTGTTAGCCTGAATAAGCTCGTTAACCTTGGTCTGCAAGAACTCAAGTTTGTTATTAGCTGATGTAGGCCTACCATCCATAGTTTCAATGATAAAGCGAAGTTTGTCAACATCCGTATTGATTTTACCAAACTCCATGTATGCTTGCATAGTGGATGACATATTGTTTTTAGCAATATTAGTTTCCTCATCTGCATCAACAATCACAAACTGATAGCTGGCTTTAGGCATATCATGTAAAGCTGTTAGAGAGGGAGCTATGAGATTTGTATTGGCAAGTAGGATTTTATACTTAATGAAATCCTCAGGCTTTGAGAGGTCAAGAATAACATCTTGTTTGGTAAGTCTCACCTGATTAATATTGCCATCCCTGTCATCATCCCAGAAGTTGTTTTCAATGGCATAGGGGTTAAGAGCATTAAAAGGAAGATTAAGAGCTGATTCAATACACTCTCTTTCTTCATCTGTCATAATGCTAACATACCTGCCTGAGGGTGACATAGGCACAGTGAATACTCTGACTGCATTCTCTGCCATACCTCCATATAGTACGTGCTTGGGATTAGAAACCAATCCTGTTTGTTTGTTAATGTGGCGAACTTTAACTTTCTTATTTCTCAGGCAGTTGATAGGAGTCCTATATTCCTGAGTAGGTTGGAAAGTCTGCTCAACCTTTTTCTTTTTCTGCTTTGGAATCTCAGTTGCAACTTGCGTTACAGGAGAATCATCAATAGCATCAATATTAATATCTTCCATGTTTAGGCTTTTAAAATGATTAAAATAAAAAAAGGGAAGTAGGAGTTCCCTACTCCCCCTTATTTGAATTATTATCCCTGGAGAATAGAAGGAATAATAGACATTGTTCTTGTTGGGTCAAGTACACAAATACCAAGTGTTGCCATTCTGTGGAATACAGCAGAATCTTCATCAAATGACATTTGGTCATTGTCCATAGCACCAGTGAATGGATTTCTCACATTTTAATGTTGCTGATATATCGCTTCCATATATCATCTCTATCTTTCAATAGAGGTCAGACTATATCTTCACTCACTAAGTGAGGCAAGGCATTTCCACTCTGCTTAGAGTGTACTCCATATAGGATAGTCGTTGAACCTTCAATTATAAATTGAATTATAATTGCTTGGCTGCTGGTCATCCAATCTTTCACGCTGTTTCTTTTTGTGAATTATGTTTTTTAAAGATTGATACTCGATATTGAATAATTTAGCGATAGCTGATACTGAGTAAATTTCTCTAAGTTTGTCTATCTGAGAAATCTGGAAATCAGTAAGGATTGTTTTAGTTGGAACATTCTTACAAGCTTTTCTTTTGCCATGCCTAAAAGAATGAATGACATTCTCTCTTGGTGTAACCCATTCGAGGTTTTCAACTCTATTATCATTCCTATCTCCATTAATGTGATTTACACATGGTTTACAGTCTGGATTCTCAACAAATGCAAGAGCTACTAACCTATGAACATATTGTTGAGTCCAACTACCATCAGGCTTCAAAACATTAACCTTGTAGTAACCATCCCTATCTTTACTAAATACCGATAGTATTCTTTCTTTATTTCTCCTGCTGGCTAACTTTTTAATTCTACCAGTAGAGCTAACTTCAACACCTCCATACTCTTTTAGGGTGCTCCATAATTCTTTATTTTCCATATTTAAATGATTGAAAATTTAAGTTTAACATTTTACTATACAAATATAATAAAATATTTCGACTTAGCCAAAAAGCAGTGAAAGCTCTAAGGAACTTCCAGCAATTAACCTTGTTTTTCCTACTTTTATAATGGCCGTAGGTGGGAACTGAGAAAATGTGTAAAAGCTTAATAATCAAGCAGTTAATCCCCATTGATAGCCGCGGTATTCACTCTTACCCTTAACCTCACACTTGAAGATATTCGGTTGGTCCATCGTACCAATGTCCATAATATCATATCTGTATGAGAATGCAGGGCCTCCATCAGGATGTTGAATTTTATTTCTTATTGGGTCATCGTAATATGGGTCGACCTCAACTTTTACTCGAACACCATTAGGTGCCATATATTCAACAAACTGGAATCCTGCTGTAAGAGCATTAGGACTAAGTTCAGAAGAAGTGCGTGATACAACCTTGAGGGCATCACCATTAAGAGTGAACTGAGTCCAACCATTTACTTCCTGCATAACAGCTTTATGGAACTGGATTGCACCTCGCTCACCAGTCTTCAAAAGGAAGTATCTGTCGCCCATAGAAAGCTTAGAGATTGAAAGCTCAAGGAGAGCACGCTCAATAAGCTTAATTGAGAACTTATTATAGTAATGAACATTTGAAACTTCCATCTGCTCAAAGAGACCAGCACCCAT